GCTTGCAGATGTTAGGGCAAGCTATGATTGAGCCGTTTCAAAAAGGATTGGAAGCATTTGGTAAATTAGAAGATACTTTAACGTTTATTAGAGGTGCTACAGGAGAAACTGAAGCTTCTATTGAAAATCTTGGAAAAACGACAGAAACGATTGGTAGCACAACTCGTTATGGTGCCGAGCAAGCGGCAGATGGATTTAAACAACTTGCATTAGCGGGTTATGATGTTGAACAACAAATAACTGCTTTACCTACTGTACTACAACTTGCAACCGCCGCCGAAACCAATTTAGGTTCCGCGACTAATACTGTTGTACAGTTGATGTCTAGTCAGAGACTAGCTGTAGAAGATGTTGGAAAAGCATCTGATATTTTGTCGATGGCGGCTATTCGCACAACGGCAACGCTGGAAGATATGGGAACTTCGTTTAAATACGTAGGTTCCATTGCTGGGACGATGCAAAATGACATTACAGATACTGCGGCAGCCGTTGCTTTACTCCACAATGCCGGTTTAAGAGGTAGTTTAGCGGGTACAGCCTTACGTGGTGCATTCCAAGCGTTATTGAATCCCACTAAAGAAGAATCACGAGTCATGGAAGAACTCAGTCGCCGAATTGGTGGTGCTGGATTACAAATTACTGATTCTAAAGGTAAGTTTGTTGGTTTTGTGAGTTTGTTACAACAGTTTGAAGAAGCGGGTGTTCAAACTAATGAAGTATTAGAACTGTTTGGTCAGCGTGCTGGTCCTGGTATGGCCGCGCTATTGCAAATTGGTTCTGATAAATTAAAAGAATTAGAATCTGATTTAAGTGGCGCGGAAGGATCTACGGCCCGTTTAGCTGCAATGATGGAAAAGACGTTTGCGGGACGGATGCAAATTCTAAGTAACAGCTTAGGGGTATTAGGGGAGTCAATCGGCCATAGTTTAAGTATGGCCCTTAAACCTGTTGTGGAAATCGCAACTGCTTTTGTCAGTAAAATTTTAGTAATTCGTGAAGCTTTAGGACCATTAACACCTATTATTGATAATTTGGTAGCAGGCTTTGCAGTCTTGGTACTGGGTATTGGTACGGTTGCATTAGCATGGTCCATGATGCTAGTGCCTGCTGCTAAGTTTGGAGCTATTTTACAAACATTATGGGTTGTATTGACTAAAACGGCATCTGCATTGTTAGTTGTTAGAGATGCACAGATCGCAGCCGCTTTATCAGGCCAAGCTTTAGCTATTTCTCAAGCGGGAACTTGGGCGGCTGCGGTTAAAGCCGGTAGTGGTTTGGCTGGATTTGTTGCCGTGCTTCGAGCTTTGTCTTTGGCATTGGTTACGACTCCAATAGGTTTGTTTATTACTACATTAACTGCTTTATCGGGGGTGGTTTTCTATTTAGTGCAAAATATGACCACCGTAAATGCTGAATTAGATCGTCAAGCAGCTATTGCGGTTAATAGTACTAAAGAATTTGAAAACTTGGGTAAAAAGATTGAATCAGTTGGTGTAAATCTGCAAGCTATTAATAACCAAAATGTTAAATTAGATACAAGTAAACTTTTAAATTTGTCGAGTGTTCAAGAACAAACTACTAAATTTAAAAAGTTATTGGATGAGGTTGTTACTCGTTATAATGAATCATCTGATCAAGTTAAAAAAGGATTAAGTCTTGAAAAGACATTTGACACATTAACAGGGCAAGTTACTGGATTAAAGGTTATTACTGCTGAAACTGGACAAGTTTTGACAACATTTTCTACATCAATGTTATCTAGTAAAACTGTTGCTAATGATTTAGCTCAATCAGTATCTGCATTAAATAATGCAATTACCACGTATGCGAATAAAGACGCTGCGATTGCGGCTGAAGAAAAGTTTATTAATAAGCTTCGGGAACATTTGCGAGTGGTTCAAGATACTAGCTATACAAGTAGAGCTAGTAGTCAAAAAGAATTATCGGATACTCAAGCTTACTATGCTCAATTGCTTCAATTGAAGCAAGCTTATGTAACTGCTGAAGCAGCTCTTGATGTTGCTAAGAATAGCAATGATGAGGATGCTATACAACGCGCTAGAGAAAACTTACAAAAAGTTGAGAGTTCTATTTTTAACGTAGTGCCCACTAAATTTGATTTTTCAACTTTAATTGAAACGTTAGATAGTGAGCTACAAAACTCTTTTGCTAAAACGGAATCGATAAAACAGAAAGCAGCTATATTTAGCAAGACTATTAGTTCTATTATTACGGATGCCATTGCGTCTATAAAAGTAGCTCATGGTGTAGTGGATACTAATTCGGTTATGAAGCAGATTGAAAAGGATTTGGATCAAGCTAATACACCTTATTGGTTACGCGGTTGGATGCCTAAGTTTATGCAAGGCATTTTTACTTTAAATTCCGCTGATAAATCGGCGTTACTGGCTAAAGTACACGAATCGCTACAATCTACGATGGAGCAAGTTAAAACGGAAGCAAATAAAGTTTCCGCAGAAGTAACTCTGAGTAATCAATTCTCTGCAATGCAACGTCTTGTTGCACAGATGATAAAAACATCTGATACTCAAGTCAGTGAATTGACTACCCGCATGGAAGATTTGAAAAAGGTCATGCAAATTTATAAGGATAATGCGGATGCTTTTATCAAGTATCGAGATTTAATTGCAAATGCTTCTAAAGCCAAAATGGATGTGGGCATTTCCGCGATTCAACAACAAACTGAATTTGCACTGACTCAGATTAAAGCAACTTATAGCACAACGGCGGCCTTGGGAGATTCTACATTTTCTACATTATCTGGTGCCGCGATAGGTTGGGGTAAAAACGTTAAAGCCGTCAATAAAGATGTGTTTACAACATTTGCTTCATATCAAGGTGAGCAAAAGAAAGTTGCTAATGATACTGCTAGTCAGATGTATAGTTATTATCATAATAGCTTAGAACGGCAAATTGATGATTTGACTAGAGCAACATCTAGTGTGACTGAAAATGTTTATACGATTCCAGTCCGATTAGAAGCTGAATACTCAGGATTTAATACTTCTATTAACGGTGCGGTCAAATACGGGTCTGATGCAATTCGGTATTTTGTAGCGGATGCAAAGAAGGAAACTGGAGTCTTTTTACAGTACTCGATTACGTTCGATCAAAAACTATTTGACTCGAAAGTTAGATTGGAGAATGAAAAAACTAAGATTATTACTTCGGGCCTGAATAAAGAAAAAACTGAAATTGCTGCTCATTACAATTCTATCCTACCTTTATATAAAATTGGATCAGCCGATAGAATTAAAGTGGAGCAAGAATTTGCAACAAAACGACGTGATTTGGATTTGAAAGGTATCCAATCCGTTCAGTCAGCATTAGATAGAGTAAAAGAACTTTATAAATCAAATGCTGATAAAATTAAAAAGATTGAAGAAGATAAGCAATCTTTTATTTCTCGTGCTAATGCTAAACGGGATGAGCTTGAAAATTCTGGATTGAACGATGCTCAAAAGCTTGCTAAACAGAAATTACAAATTCAGCAACTTACGGATCAAGCATCTTTAGCGTCTACGGCTGGCAATTTGGATAAAGCAAAAGCTCTTTATGAGCAAGCTATGTCTAAAATTGAAGGCTTGTCATTAGAACCTTGGGATCAACAATCTAAACAGTTTGTAACAAATAGTTTGAATACTGTTGAAAAAGGCATGGGGAGTGTTAGTGACCGGCTGAAATTAGCAGGTGATGCCCAACAAACAACTTTAGAAAAGACCGCTAAAGGTCTTGAAGATATGTTAGCTGGATTTTCAAATGATCTTTCAAATGTTGAAAAAGATTTGAAAGATTTAGCAACTAGTTTAATCCAGCTACAAAAAGATAATGCCAAAAGTATTGATCTTAAATTTGATGACGGTAATGCAATTGCCAAGCTTTCGGCGATTGCTGAAAAGAAATTAGAATTGGATCGGATGTTTGAAAAGCCTTTGTCAATTGGTTTAAATACAGATCAAGCATTGGCGGATATGGAAAAGATCCAAAATCAGCAAATTGGACTTGAAAAAGCACGAGATCAATCATCACGTAATAAGCAAGATGCTGAAAGTGCACAAAAACAATTAGATTCTGTTAATCAGTTAAAAGCCGCTTATACAGAATTGAGTAAACTTACTAATTCAATCAGTACTAATCAATTACCAGAAGGCGTGTCTGTTGGTACGACATTAAAAGATGTTACTAAAGATGGAAGTGACGGTCAAAAGCAGCTTGAAGCGATTACTCAAGCTCTTTCCGGTTATGAAAAAGGACTTAATGAGTTGATGGATACTTATTCCAAAGCTGATCTTTCTATTCCAAAACAATTTTATGATGAGTTAGATAAAGTTAGTAAAGCTCGTGATTCTTTGAGTGTTGATTCTAAAGGTAGTTTACTTATTGATAAAAGCGTGGGGGACGTTTTACAAGTTGATATAGATCGATTAACTAAGATGCGAGAGATTTTAGGTAATTTAGATACGACTAAAATTGATGGGATGGTTAATTCTTTTAACACTGTTGGAGTTAAACTTACTGAAATTGCGGCAAAAGCAGATCCTCTACGGGATTTGAGAATTGGTGTGTCCGGTACTAAAGGTCAAGCACCTACTCAAGCATTAGTTGAGACCCGTAAAGTTTTAGAAGAAGTGGCTCCTGCTCTTAAAGAACTTACTGGATCGTCAGATAAAGTAACCAATGCATTAAAACGAATGGGTGATGCAGCACAAATAACAGCATCTGATATTAAAGATGTTAAATCAGTTGCTGAGCAGCCTATTAAAACAATTGATGTTTCATTACAAACGAATGCAAGTACTATTGTAAAAGAAGTGAAACAAGCAGGACCGGCAATTCAATCGGCCATGCAAAATACGATTGAACCCGTCACGATCCCTACTACAGTGCAACAACCTGATTTTGGTACAACTGTCCAACAAATTACTGAATCTAGTAAGGAATTACCAACTGTTGAAGTCAAAACAAACGTTGCTCCATTAAATCTACAAACCGATGTTGATGCACTACAAAATGTCCAAAAAGAGTTGGCGAATTTGAGTGCATTACAAGATAAAGCTAATGCTGCTAAAATTGATCTATTTACACCCGATCAATTACAGCGGATGGACACGGCTCGCAATTATATAGATGGGTTGTTGGCATCCACTAATAACAACCAATTGACACTCACAGTCAATCAAGAATCTATTTCCAATGTAATTAGTACATTGAATGATGTGCGCCAACAGTCTGGTAAAGTGTTTGACAATTTTGGTAAAGGTTTGGGTGGATCTCAAATTCAAGCTCAATTGGATCAATTGGTTAAAACTCGTGATGATCTTAGTAATAAAGGTCCTTTAACGGATATAGTCGATATTGGCAACTTTAATAAAACAACAAATGGCATTATTGCTCTTACTGAAGCATTTAAACAGTATGATACAACTAAAAAATCTGCTACGGATGTACCAGTCATTTCGGTTGGAGCTGAACAAACTCTGACTACTGTTTCGGATAAACTTACAGAGTTTCAAAACCATCTTGCTGATGTGCGTAAACAAGAGTTTGGTTTTTATATCAACCCGGATGTAGAAACTAAACTTAAAGATTTACAAGATCAAGTTACCCAGTTCCAAACAGATGCAACATCAGGAGTTCATATTGATTCTAGTGCTTTGGATCAGTTTAAACAGAAGATTACTGATTTTGCGAACAGTTTAGATGGCACCCCAGTTCAATTTGATTTTAGCTCATTAAATACAGCTTATTCTAAAGTTGAAGAACTAAAATCATTATTAAGCACTACACCTACTACTGTACCCGTTAAAACGGAGGATTCTGCAGTAACTCAAACGATTGATTATCTTAAACAGTTAGTAGGTTATGATAAAAAGACTGTTAATATCGATGTGATTACTAATTTAGTGAGTCACAATCAATCAACAACTAGGTTAGGCGGTTATAATAAAGGCGGATTAGTTGAAGTTTTACAAGCGTTTGCACGAGGCGGATTAGCACAAATTCGTCGGTTTGCAACCGGTGGTTCTACTATTTTGAGTAAACTACGAGGTTCTATCGTTCCTGGTTCAGGCAATGAAGATACCGTTCCGGCTATGCTAACTCCAGGTGAGTATGTCGTTCGTAAATCGATGGTAGAAAGATATGGCTTACAGTTTCTAAATTCACTTAACTCTGGATTGCTACAATTTAGAGCATTTGGTGGAGCTATTGAAGGTTTCCCGAATTTGGCGTTAGCGGGAATGAATCAATACTTGACTCCTAATCTAAATACGGGTAGTGTGGACTCCAGTGGACTTGTGGATGTCCGTTTACATATTGGAAATAAGGTTGTTAATATGAAATCTCCACGAGATGAAATAAAAACTTTAGTGGCCGCTGCAAAACAATTGGAGCGGTAACATGGTTACATTAGGTGGAGTACCATTAGGGTATGACTTGTTATGGCCTGATCGCCATCAATCCAATCAAGTTCTGCAATCCGTTATTTTGACTATAGGGTGTGGTCAACGTGTATTTGTTCAATCTAAATTAGTTGGCCGACCTGTTACATTACAAGCTAATGAAGATCAAGGTTGGATTGCAGCCGATTTAGTCCCTATATTAAAAGAAATGGCTGATGTCCCTGGCGAAGTGTATGATTTTGATTTTCATGGTTTAGAATCTTTCCAAGTTATGTTCAAACATCAAGATCCTCCAGCTTTAGATTTACGACCTTTAATTGATGGTGCTGAGTACGGCGCCTGGTTCATTGGTTCCATTAAACTTTTCTCGGTGTAATCAAAATGCCTGTTCAAAGAACTGATATTGTAAACCTTCGTTCGGTTACGGTAAATGATACAAATCTGAATGGTGGTGAGATGGGAACCATTCAGATTGTAGATAATGTGAGTGCTAATGTATTTCCAGTTGTTTCTCAAGCTCAACGCATTGCTGGAAACTCTGGACAGTGGCGAAAGCTATTTGTCAAAAACAAAGAATCTTTAGGTAGTGGGTTGTTCAATACGTTTGTTTATATTGAAAATCCTACGCCAGCGGAAGATATGGTGTTTTTGGCTGCGGGCACTTTGACGGATACTCAAGGGGATTTGAGTAGTCCGAGGTTGTTTGGTTGCGGTTGGTTATCGGCATCTGTATCGGGTGGTGCTACTTCTATTACTGTACTTGTTGAAGATGGAACTGTGCATATCTTCCAAGTAGGCGATAAAATCCGTATTTCCGATAAAGCCAATGTTGATGCTTTGACAGGTAATGAAGAATATAGAACGATTACAAGTGTGACTTGGGCTGGAGATGTTGCTACAATCGGTTTGGACACTGGTTTAGATAATTCATATTCTTCAGTTAGTCAAGCAACACGGGTGAGTAGTTTATTATCGTTATCCACACTTCAAACTTCTGTTGGTGCTCCGGTTGTTACATCGGCTGGCGGTACTTATGATAATACTAATTTCCCGATTTTGGGAGATAATAATGGGTCCATTCGTCAAAATGTGACCTTAACGTTTACATCATCCACTGCTTTTACAATCTTGGGTGATACATTAGGGTCGTTGGGGTCCGGTAATATTAGTGGTGTTAATTGTGCACCTAATAATCCGAGTGTAGGTGCTCCATATTGGACAATTAATGCATCTGGATTTGGTGGAACATTCCAAGCGGGTGATACGATAACATTTACTGTAACACCTAGTGCGAAAGGCATTTGGCTAAAACGTGTGATTCCCGTTAATACGCCCAGCATGGCGGGCAATCGTTTTGTGTTGGTTGTAGAAGGTGAGTCAGAATAATGTCTAAGGATCTTCGACCTACTTTTGATGTTACGTTCACTAAGTCGGACGACACCAAGAGTGATGGTAGTGCAGTTACTACTATTGCATTAAAGCAGGTCGAAGATACTCAATGCGATAATATTGAGTTTATTCTTTATAATAAAAAATCTTTGCAAGTAAATATGGATTGTACAATAGGTAGTTATAATCCATTAGGTAAATATTATGAAGATGTTGATGAACCCGTTATTATTTCAGGTGGTAAATCCGTAGGCGTCAGCACTCCTGGTGTTGTGCATGTTTATTCGATGAAAGTGGTAGGGTCCGTATTAACACTTCAAGATAGTGCTCTTGTTCCTACAAGTGCTGGACACTTGTTATTTGACATGGAAACAGAAGAAGTAAAATGGACCGGTAAAAATGACATATTTTGTGTGGTCAGAATAAAATATAAATCATTAGGAAGTAAGTTTAAATTTAATTGGCCTTTCGATGATTCAATTGTTGAAGCATTGATTGCAGCAGTAGCGAGTGATGGGAATAAATCTTCTTTAACATTATCTCGTGCTGATTGTAAAGATAATGAAGACAATAGTAAAAAATATGATGATTCGTCAAGTGAAAACACTAACTTAGTACTTGATCTAAAAATGAATGTAAGTTGGACCGTTATGCATGAATTAGAAATGGGTCCAAGTAGTGTATATTCATTGTTATTCTTATATCCTGTGTATGCAACGGGTAAGCCAGAATTAAGAGTTGTTTTTGGAAGAGAAGGGAAGTTAGTAGAGTGTGTATTTACGGAACAAGGTGGATTTCCTGCTATGCGGGAAATATCTGAATCTATTAATTTTAGTAATTCCGCTATTGCAAATTTGGGCAATTTTGTAGGGAGTTTTTCAGAATTTACAATTGCAGCGGAATCTGCTTTTTTTGACTCTAAAAATAATAGAATATTGATACCTACATTTCGTGGTCCTGGTGAATCTGTTGATGTGGATGAGTGGGTAGATACTGAAGCAACTTATACTGATCCTGCTACGGGAAGCACTAAAAAATATAATGTCCGACAAAAAGTAAGATTTTCAAAAACACTAAGTCCAACAGAAGTGGCACATGTTAATGCAGTGGGAGTTTTGACGCCTGCAACAGGTGTAGCTCGCGCAAATTATAAAGTTCCACAACGAGTAGGAGTTTTAAAGTCCTCAGTTACTTTAAATGAAGAAGCTTTTAAAAATTGGCTATGTACGGTTTATGGAAGCTATGTCTATACAGACATAAATACTGGTAAACCTGTTGTATTTACTGGGCAAGCTACAATTGGTACTCCTTTGGGGGCAAGTCCCGCATTAGATGCCCGTGAAAAAGACATACAAGACATGGTAACAAACTTATGATGGAAGTAAAACGTAAAGTATCTACTGTAAGTATTACTGAAGATGGACTGTTTCATCAAAATCAAATACCAGGAGACTATACTGGACCTCATTTGGATATTGAGGTTGTGCATGCTATTGTATTTGCAGATGAGAGTGGTAACTTAATGACATTTACATGTTCTGCTCCCGTTGCGATGGATAATAGTCGATCTCCAAAAGCATATGATCCTAGTCAAATGACGGTTATTGAAGCGCCTGTTTCTGAGACATTTGGGAGCGGTAGTGAGTATTCTCATCGTTTGCCACAATCTGTAAAAACTAAAGTAGATCAATATACAACATTGATTGAGAGCGATGGTGCATCCAAAGTATTACCGTGAAGATTATAGATGTTATTCACACCAACTCTATACTACCGTCAACTTATGTTGATGTCCCACTATTCTTGGTTCCATTTGTGGAACCAGAGTCCATTCATGTAGATTTTACTTTTGAAGCTGCAAATTTGGTTATGGTTAAGTCACCCATAGCGGTTCCATATCAGATTAAGCTTTCATCTGCTTTAACAGTTATTCAATCTGTTAAAGTGACTACAAGCTTAAATGGACAATCTACGCTATTACAATTGTTAAAAAGTCCATTAACTGTACCATATTCTATACAAAATACGGTAAAATCAGCATTAATAAGTGTTCAAGATGTACCCATTAAACAAAGCACTTCCATAACATCTTACATGTTGGTGTCCCGAAAATACCCGACTCAAGTGGTATATTCCATTGATAAAAAGATTAAAGCAGAATGGACGGGTCAGTATTCGTTGAAAGTGGCTGTTAGTCAGACTATTTCAAGCTATTTTACGGTAACACTATACCAAGCACTCACCAGTTTATGTGCAATTGAGAATCGAGTCTTAGTGCCATTACAGATTCCATATTCAATGCAAGTAAACTCTGTATTGAATAGTTCAGCGGGTTTTATGGTTAAACAAGCGTATCCCATTACGCTGGTACACCCCATTGAAAACCGTCTCACAATGGCCCAAAACTGCGTTTATAGCGTGCGTGTGGCGATGGGGCTGTCGGGTATGGCTGGCTTCAGTGTACCGCTAAAATCGACGATTTTGGGGGTTTATGACGTATCGAACCGAATTGCACTGCCCACAACTGTTGTGTATGGGGCAAAAGTTGCTAAGACACTTACCGGTCATAGCACATATTTGAACAAGTGTATATTTAGCATTACACTTACCAGTCTACATGGCTTTACTGTTCGCAATTCTTTTACTTGCAATCAAGCTATATTGAACTATACCTTAATTAAAAAACCATTGTATGTGATGTATAATATTAGTGTTCAGAATCGTACTGGTTTAACAGTATTGACAGTGGTGAAATTCTAATGTCCATTTCATTTGAATTTACCGAATTTACCATTACACAAGATGAAGGTGATCCATTCTGGCGGTGTTCAGTCACTTTGGCTGATCCGCATGATGGGTTTTTGTTTAAACCAAAAGATAGATTTACTATTAATTTAATGGGAGAGTTATTTGAGTTTCTTGTGGCATCCGTCAGTATGACGCGATCTGGTCCGGTAACGCATTCAGCAACCGTTGAAGGTGTTGGAATTGGTGCGGAATTAGATATACCCAGAGCTTCAGCCATTACTCAAGTTTGGGATACTGATCTTTTAGCCCATGATATTATGGTAGGACTTTTAGGTGCTACTTTAGATACATGGGATTTTATTAATTGGACTATCCCAGCTAATAGACTTTCAGTAGATAATGGAAGTGTAATTTCAGTTGCAAAGCAAATCGTTGAAGCGGCTGGAGGTGTATTAGAATCATATCCGTATGGTTCATTTTTAGTACGAAAGAAATTTCCCACTTCCCCATTAAAATACTCTGAAACAACCCCCGATATTATTTTAGATGAAGTTGTGGATGTTGAGACAGTCAGTTTTACTTATCAAAACTCTCGTTATGTAGATTGGGTTCGTATACGGGATGTGGACGAATCAGGAATTTCAGATCGAGTTGAATTTGAGTCGGACACTGATTCTAATTTACGCGGAACTCTACGGGTATATCCTATTCCTTGGCGCGGTGTACACCTCATCCACACTGGACCGACTGATTTAGTTTTAACTTTAATTGGAATTGTAGAACGTTTAGTTCCAGATCCAACAGCAGAAACTACAGAAGAACGGATTGAAATTTTTGAAGGTAAAGGATCGACTAGTTATCCTATTGTAGACATAGTCAGTATTCGTTGGCATTCTATTGATTTAATGGGGTTATACTTTGACCCGTATACAACAACCGTTTATAGTACACATCCTACTGCAAAATATGGTTTGGCTTATATTACATACCATACTAAATCTATTGATTATCGTGTGGAAAGCAATATAGCACAAGATGTACAATTCCTGGTTGAAGAGGATTGATCATGGCTACAAAAAAGATTACTACAAGTTTTACGGTTACATTTAGTTCTAGTTCCAGCGATGGGATTTTAATTGCTGAGGTTGATGAGCGGGAAGTCGCAGATGGTGGATTAAATACAAAAACGTCGTTTGCACCAGGCGATGCAGTCGCTTATTTAATCTTTCGTGGGACGGGAGTAACGATAGATGACCAATATCATTCGTATGGTAGTCATGTATCTTTAGGTGCCCAAATTCCAATTACTAAAGAAGAATCGGTTACGTTTTATGGTCCAGATCAATTAGAACAAACTCTCAAATACCCTGTTCATGCGATTGTAAGTTATGAGTGGGTAGGTAATTCACCATTTGGGACACCTAAATTCAATAATCAAACAGTTTCAGTTAAATTACCTACTAGTGTGACGTATGCGGCTGCTATTTTGAAAGTGAAATATACATCTATGGCGGATCCTTTCAAATTAGTTCATGCACCTTTGGGTTATACTGAATATGAAATTGCGACTTTAGTGGTGGGTACTTACGATCCAACTGTGGTATAATCTCATGCCTTTGGATGTGATTGTTCGTCGAGATCCTTGCGGTCCATACAAGTATGAAGATATTACAGAACCTTTATTAGGTTCTAGTATGGAAGCTGCGGCAACTCGTGGTGCCGCAGTTCTTGATGAAAATGGTACTGGGCTACAAGCTGTAGAGTACGTTATTATCTATCAACCTGGATTGCGGTGTGGTTTATTAGTAAGATTATTTGACACATTAGCGGCTCAGATGGTATATGGTAAAATTGTATCAGTAGAACACACATGCAGTCGGCAAGAAGATACTGAAAGTGTGACGTTACTAACCAAATTGAAATTAATGATGCCTACTCAATTTTTTAGTGTATCAATATGAACCCATTATTAGAATTGATGTCTGTTTTAACCAAACAATCTTCTACATCAGGAACAGTTAGTTCTATTTTATCGCCTAATCAAGTATTAGTTGCTACAAAATCTGGAGGCTTAAAATGTACAATGGCAACACAAACTTTATTAAAACCGGGTGATCGGGTTGCGGTATCGGGGACTGTTATTATTGCTAAACTACCTGATGAATCTACTATTCCGCATATTATTGTATAAGGTGTTATTATGGGTGTTCCAGTTAAAGTTATCAGTTACGATCAAACTAACGCACCACAACTTACGGGAGAAGTAGGTAAATTAGATGCAATTTTGTATGCGGCCTTGGTCACAGGTTTTAACACCCAAACGATTAGTTCAATAACAGTTACATCTAATGTGGCTACTGTTACAACTTCAGCACCTCATGGGTATCAAGTTTACGATACAATTCTAATTTCAGGTGCTAATGAATCTGTTTTTAATAATGAATTTACAATTGATTCAATACCTACATCTACTAGTTTTACATTTGCAATTACGACAACGACCACGCCGGCTACGGGTTCAATATCTTGTAAAATAGCACCTTTAGGCTGGTTACGATCTTTTTCAGGGACAAATATTAGTGTTTATAAAATAAATGATGTTATGTCAACTGGACTTTATTTAAGGGTAGATGATACGGGAGCAAAATCAACACAAGTCAATATGTATGAAACAATGGCAACCGTTGATACCGGAACAGGCAAATCGCAAGACACTTGGTGGGCTAAAAGTTCACTTGCAAACACGGCAATCCACCAATGGTATATTGTCGGTAGTTCAAAAAGTTTTTATTTAATGACTGAAATAAATTTGGGATATCCTATTGGATTATCTATTTATTTTTTTGGTGATACTGTTTCATTTAGAGCAAATGATCCTTGGTGTTGTGCTTTGGGTGGTCAATCAGCCGCCGATCAACTTTATGGGAATCAATCAACGGGAATGATTGGTGCTAATGGAGTAACAACTGGGATGTGTTTAGCGAGGGCATCAAATTGGATAGGTGGCTATGTTCCTTTTGGGATGTATGCTAATCCGAGACATTCAATATTTGGTTATGGGACGTTAGTCAATGGTCCATTTCCAGCTCCACTTGACAATACTTGCCATTTATTTCCTGTTTATACTTGGGAAACAGGATTCAGTAGTTGGCGTGGAAAAATGCCTGGTTTATTCTGTCCTGGTGAGTATGTCAATGGTGCTTATCCGAGTAAAGATCGTTCGGTGGTAATAGACGGTAAAACTTATATATCATTTAGAATAAATGTTGGAACAACAGCAAGTTACGGGTCAATTTGGTTTTCATTAGATCAATCGGACTGGAGTTAAAACAATGGCAGTATCAACAAAAAACTTTAACTATTTACAAGCATCAGCAAGCCCGATGGCAGGAACTGCGGGTTATTTGGATAGTATTTTATATGCTTGCTTAGTGACTGGATATAACACTAAATCGGTTTCGTCTATTTC